AAGCATCAATTAATTTACACCTATAAATTACTAAATCATTTATTTGATCTTGAATACCAAAAAAGCTTTGGACAATATCAAGATCAGATAACTTTGGTAATAAAGAACTAGAACTTTTAGATATACTAGATGTAAATCTATTTGGTAATTTAGTAACCTTTTTAAATTGTTCTATTTCTACTTGCCTAGCATAACCACCGTAACCCCTTTGATAACCTACCTCTTGAGATTGTTGATTAACAGCAAGGTTTTGCCAAGATTCAAAATATTCTTTAACACCATAATCATTTAATACATGGAATGTTAAATTTATATCTCCTACAGAAAATCCATATGGAACCTTTTCTGTTTTTATTCCTATACGTCTTTCAGTAGTAAGAACTTGTCTACCAGGTAATGTAACATTTTTACAAAGAATATTTAATTCTTCAGCTGTTGATCCTGGCAATGACGGAAATTTTATTCTGAATAAATTAGGACGTGCTACACCATCCTTAGCACTTACTAAACTTTTGAATTGATCTATTGATTGAACCATTAAATCATCCTTCGAGATAATGAATATACTTGATTAGCACTAGCTTTTTGCCATTGTGCTGTTGGTAGAAATGTAGCTATTTCCCATTCTGGCGCTGGCACAGTAGAAAATCTACTCTTAACATTTGTACTTAAATAGTGTTTTACACAAGGTTTAAAGTATTTTAATTTGGCAGATCTTTGTAACATATTATACCTAATATTAAATTTTGTATCATCGTCATATGTTTTACTATCTGCCAAATCTATTAAACCATCCAAGAACCTAGCTCTAAGTGTTGGTGGAAGATAATGTAAATTTAATCCCATAAAACCACCTTCTGCAGGACCCATTATAATAGAAAGAGGAAAAGTATCATAATAGGGTAATGTTTTTTTATGCTTAGGATCATAGAAAAACATTTGCATAGAACCAATAATATGTTTTGGACCTTTTATTAATTCTTCGTCCTTTAATATAGCTTGTCTATTTAAACGTCTAAGCCTTGATGCCTTTTGTCGAAACCAATCTCTAGACTCCTTTGTCCTAGGATTAATTCCTGCTTTAAAAGCTTGTAATTCTAAATTTCTAAATAGATTTGCCATGTCTTTATTTATCTGGTTTTTTTAGATTTAAATGGCTTTAATCTTTTTAACTTAGGTAGAGGTCTCAATTCATTCTTAGGATTAGGTAATAAACCCATTGCTTTTAATTGTTTTTCGGTCCATATTTCAAAACCCCAACCTCTATCCGCTGCATAATTTTGTGCTGCTGCCCATTTATTCATATTTTTAACATAAGTTAAACCTTCTGTAATATACTTTTTGGTTTTTCTACCATTAAAGTCTGGAGGAGAGGTTTCTTTCTCAGGTTTAATTTCAACTAATATAGTTTTATTATTTTTATATGTTATTTTAAGATCCATAAAATAACGATGATACTTTTTATCTACCTCATAAAAATATGGAATAACAACCTCTTCCGAATTCCAAGCCTTTACTTGAGAAGATGTATCACACCAATTAAATACTTTAGCTTCCCAAAGAGACCTAAACACAACTCCATCAGCATCACCTTTATACTTAGATCTGTTTTTGACTTTATATCGACCAGAATATGCCATAACTACCTTATAAATACTTTCAACTCTTTTGTATTTATTAAAGGATTTAATATGAGCCAAGTAGAATCATACTCTCAAAAAATAGCTAGATGGAGAAATGCTGAAGCTTCAAGTATGTCCGCGTTAAAGAATGCGATGCCTCGAGTATATGATCGTCTTCATAATGCAGATACGCCTGGAGGTCAATTAAAATATCCATTAGAAAATGAAAATGATTATGGTGGGTATATTACATTTACAGCAAAGCAAGAAGCTCCGAAGCCTTTAGGTAAATGGGTAGCTAGGTTACTTACAGATGATCAAGAGACTTTAAAAAAGTTTAATGAATCACAAGGTTCTGGATCACTAAACGCAGCTGAAAATTCTTCGAAGGTTGAACCAGAAGCAACTGCATCCGCGAAACGGGATGACAGGCCACCATTACCGGATTATATAGGTTCAGGTAGAACATGTAAATTATATTTACCACAAGCTATTCAATTTCAAGATACAGTATCTTATACAAATATTGAATTGGGCATATTAGGAAATGTTGCAGAGAATGCTATTAGAAATAATCAAACAGGATCAGAGTTATTACGATCTGCTTGGACTAATATAAAAGAATCTTTTGAATCATTAGGAGAGGTATTTTCAAAAGGATTTCAATCAGAAGCGGCGCAGATAGCTGCACTAAGATTGTCAAGGAGAATGAATTCAGGTGTAGCAGGTGCGGTTAGTACACAAACGGGTATTGCATTGAATCCAAACCGTAGATCCGTATTGCAAGGACCTAATTTAAGAAATTTTAGGTTTGCATTTAAAATGATTCCTACTTCTCCAGAAGAAGCTAGAGCTATAAAAAGCATTGTTCAATTCTTTAGAGAAGAATTGTATCCTGAACAGACTAATGATTTAGGTGTATCAGCGGCATTAAAATATCCAAGTCAATTTCATATGAAGATGAGATATAGAACTAACGACGGTAAATTAAAAAATGTAGCATCGGGTATTTTACCTTGTCATTTAACAGGAGTAGATGTTGTTTATAATCCAACCGGTATGGCATTTCATACTGACGGTGAAGTTCAAGAAACAGATTTAAATCTTCAATTTACAGAAATAAGAACTCTCACAAAAAGAGATGTTGCCCTAGGAGGGTATTAATATGTCTTTCTTTAGAAATTTTCCTTTTATTGGTTATAGTTTTGGTGATAAATTAGACGTTGCAGCCTTTCAAAATTTAGCTGTGTATACTGATGTTGTAGATCAATATAAAGATGATTTAGCCTTTTATGAATTATATCATATTCAAGATAACGAAAGACCTGATAATTTATCTTATCGACTATATGGAACAACAGAATTTTATTGGACATTTTATTTACTAAATGATAAATTAAGACAACAAGGTTGGCCGATAACCGAAGCTGAGGTTCATACATTATCTAAGAAATTTTATCCTAATAAGGTTTTAAAAACTAATAGAAGCATGCATTCTAAATTTTATGTTGGGGATATATGTGCCAGAACACCATTTTCTGCTCCTCCATTTAAAGCTAGAATATTATCAAAAGATTTTGATACAGGTCAAATTGTTGTTAAACCTTTATCAGAGGTTCGTTCTATAGCTGTAAATAATGGAGGTTCAGGATATACAAGTATTCCTACTATTTCATTTAAAGGAGGTTCTGGTAATGGTGCTAAAGCTGCTGCTGTTGTTACCAGTGGTTCTGTTACGTCAATTACGATTACTAATGGCGGAGATAATTATACAGCTGTTCCTACAATAACTATTAGCAGTCCAGATAATGCTAATGGTGTAACCGCTACAGCTACAGCTACTTTATCTTCTAATAGTTTACCTAGTGATACAGATTTATATTCTGTTAGGAATATAGAAGACACAACACAATGGGATCCAACAGCTGCTCAAATAATGCGAATTGATGCTAATACAAATCAGGATCAAGCAATACATCATTATGAGAATGCTTCCGGTGATGCAGTAGACCTGACTATTTTAACAGACGTTGGTTATGGTGTAGATAATTCAGCATCAGGTATTGCAGGCAAAACTGCTATTAGAAACATAGATAGATTAAGGACTCAAAACGATAATTTAAGAATTATAAAAATATTTACAGCTGATGTGGCTGGACAAATAAATTCCGAATATCAAAGACTTTTGAGACAATAACCAATGCAAATTCAGTCAGCTGAACAAATAGACATTATAAGGGTCACCCTTTTTTCTGAGCGATTTAGAGAAGGAACCGTTTTACATTTTGCCGGTATGGAGGTAGATGCTCCTACTGCATTAGAGATAAATGTGTTTGAAAGTATTGCTTTACCCTATTTAACGGGTTCTTTAGTATTACAAGATGATAATGACGTATATAGATTAGCTAGGTTAAATGGAACCGAGAGACTTCATGTAGTATTTAAAAACCCATCAGAGAATTCTGCGGGTATGATTGAAAAGACTTTTATGTTAACAAGTCTTAAACAATCAGCTAAAGGAACAGATACTTCAACAACGTTATACATACAGCTTTTAGAAAACCATGCGTTTTTTAGCTCTCTACGGCCGTTTAACAGGTCATATACAGGCACAGGTCCTGCTATCATAGAAAAGATACTGAAGGATCATCTTAATGTAGGACTATATAAAGACTATTGGAAAGAACCTTATGGAACCTCATTTAGATATATTGTTCCATGGAAAGAACCTTTTGGTGCCACAAAAGATATAAGCACTAGTCTAGTTACAGATAATGGTTTGCCTTATTTTTTGTTTAGTTCATTAACACAAGAAGAAAGAATATTAACAGATTTAGAAAGTATTTTATCTCGAGATGCATTTAATAAAGGACATCCTTTTATATTTTCTAGAGGTGCAACACCATTAGCAGGTAAAAATGGAACTATAACTCCCGAAGAAAAAGCTTTAATCATAGCAGATTATAGATCTAAAGATTTAGAAGAAACACTTTCAATGGCACAATCAGGTGCTATAGGATCACAATATTCTCATATAAATGTTAATTCAGGTGTTCTTTTTGAACAAAGAATTGATATGGAAGCGGAGTTTAAAAATTTAGTAGCTAGAGAAATATTGCCTAGAGGTATGCAAATACCAGTTGATGTTGAATTTAGAGAAGCACCTGACGGCCCTGAAAATATATCATTGGCGGATTATAATAGTCGAAGATATTTTACATTCTCAGAAAATCCTTTTATAGATACACAATCTTTATATAATGATGTTGTTGCATTAAGATTATCTATTATAAAAAATAATTTTATAAAATATTTGTTTAGAAATATTCATGAAATATATGTTCCTGGGTTACTATTCTCAGCAAAAAATATTGCAACCTCTGTTGGACATCAAATAGAAATACAATTACTACAAAGTAATCCTGGAGAAGCAGAATCTGTTTCTTCGGATGATGAAAAAAGATCAGGTACTTATGTTATGTTAGCTAAACGACACATATTTAATTTAGTAGATAATAGACATAACGTTGCTATATCAGTAGGAAGATTAGCAGAAAGGAGTGTCCAAGCATGAAAAATTATTATGGTGATCGTAATAGATGGTTTTTAGCTAGAGTAGTTAAAGGTGTTGCCGCGGCCGCTAATGCTGATAATAGCGGAAATTTATTTGATAAATGCCAAATTAGAATTATAGGATTACATTCTAAGGATATTAAAGATGAGGATTTGCCTTATGCTAAATGTATGATACCCACAACTGAAGGTGGTGTATCAGGTATTGGAAAGATACCTCAAATATTAGAAGGAGCATTTGTATTTGGTATTTTTTTAGATGGTAAAGGATCACAAAATCCTTTAGTATTAGGTAGCTTAGGTCATGAAGGAGTACCATCTAGTGTTCAAAAAGAAGAGATAGCTAAAACTAATCCATCTCAAGATTTATCTAATGAATATGTAAATAAAGGAATTATCCTTGACCCAGATCTAGAAACATTATATAATAATGGTAAGGCAGATACTAAAACTCGAATGATAATTATCATGCAATTTTTACAAAAGCAAGGATTAAGTCAAAGAGCTGCTGCTGGTATTACAGGTAATTTAGTCCAAGAATCTACATTAGATCCAGAAGCTAGGAACATATCTTCTATTGAACAATCTTATGGGTTAGCACAATGGAATGCTAAAGTAGGTCGATGGCAAATGTTAACTGCATTTGCTAGGAAAAGAAATAAACCATGGGAAGATTTTTTTACACAATTAGAATTTTTGGTTGATGATATGAAAACTAATCCGGCACATAAGGTTTGGAATCATATGAGTGATGTACAAAGAACTACAGATTTCGATAGTGGTGAAATAGAATCTAATGCTACATGGTATTTTTTAAGAAAATATGAAGTAGCAGCATACTCAATGGAAGAATTAAAAAGACGACAAAGCTACGCACAACAAGCATATGATGCTTACTATGAATCAATAAGGGTTACAGCTGCACACAAAGCAGAGACACAGGCAGTAGGATGAGCAATAGAGATAAATTAACGGGCCAGATGAATTCTCTCAAAAATACATTAAATGATTTTGCAAGAGAATCCGGTATTGAACAAATTGTAAAGAACTTTGAAGCTTCTGTAAACCATAAACATAAAACTACAGGTTCAATTGAAGGAGGTTTTAAAACCATAGTTAGCACTGTAACAGATGTTGTAAATGGTGTAAAAGAATCTAAACCGCCCGAAAATAATGATCTAAGTGTATTACAATTAGATAGAACAGCCAATAATAAAACAGTAAAGGTAGCATCTAGTGGTACTAAATCTGATATGCAATCAATTACTAATCAATTAGAATTAGTTGCAGATGGATTTTTAGATGTTATAATATCTTCCCCAACGCCAGAAGCTATAGCTACCGTTTTAAATACTCATGTTCCAGCTATAACTAAAGATGAAGTAAAGTCTACTACGAAAAGTAATGTGGATCAATTTGCTCATGATGATGAGAATGTTGATAAAGTTATTAATAATGTTTACCAAATACAAAACTCTATGGATAAATTAGCAGAAACAACAGTCGCAAATATTAGTAATACAAGTTTAAATTTACAGAAAAAAACTTCAATGGGATTTGATACAACAATAGAAGATCTTATTGAAAAAACATTTAGAGCAGCTGAAGTAAAATTATCTCCTGCATTATATAAAAATGGTGTTGCTAATAATCTACCTGCAACGGAATTAAAAAAGATTATACAATATCAAAAAAATGGGAGATGGGAGAAAGCTGCGAGTATATTAAGTAAATATTCTGATAAGAATAGTGATGAATTAGCCAGTATTGTAAAGACAATTAATAATAAAGCAAGTGAAAATATTACAGAAAAAAATACTACAATAACTAATTTACCTGTCGAAAGAACAGATATTTTAAAAAATTTATGGCGAGAAGAAAATACTCCTACTAATTCTACAGTATTAAAACCTATTATTGGAACCGAGATAACATCAGAGGTTATTAATTTAGAAAGAGAAGTAACCGAAGTTATTATAATGTTCTTACCTAAGAAGAATGCTACTGTTGAGGAATATCACAGTTTATACATTGAAGAATACAACCATGGAATTAATCAACACTTTTATATTGGATTTGATGCAGTAACGTATCGTGGAAGGCCTATAGAAATAGAAGCTAAGAAAACAAAAACAATTACTAATAATCATTATAAAAATTCAATACTAATTGGTATTAATGTAGATGAGACAGCTATGGATCGAAAAGTTAAACCTGAACAAGCGGAAAAGCTTGTAGAATTATTAGATCAAATAATACAAGCAAAACCAGGAATACAAATTTTTAATGCAAGAGATGTTGGATGGTTATATAATGTAAATACAGAAGCATTAGATATTCCAGGATTAATAAAAAATAGATTAAATAAAATTAATGCTCCGGGATATGATCCACAATCCTCTGATCCACTAGATCAAGAAACATTATCGACGTTGGGAGCTTAAATGTCAGATTTTACTGAATCACAAACAAAAAATTTAGGTCAAGGTAAAACAAATAATTTACCTGAGGATCCTTCTGGCACATATCCTAAAGCAGATTATATGTTTTTATCTAATGCTAATAAAGAAGCAAAAGGTGAAAGCAGAACGGATTTAAAACCAGCTGGTGCAGCCACTGAATTAAAAGATGCTCGAACAGATACTTTTGTAAATTCTATTTACGGATTAAACCAGGTTCAAAAATCTGTAACAGGACATAGTTTTGAAATAGATGATACTCCGGGCAATGAAAGAATTTTAATATATCATAATACAGGAGCGGGTGTAGAATTAAGACCAGATGGCGGTGTTACTATTAACTCTGTTACTAATAGAATAGATGTAACAGGAGGTGATCAAGTTACTTTAGTTGAAGGCGATGCGAATGTAATTTATAATGGTAATGTTACTATGAAGGTTAAAGGTGAATTTAATATAGATTGTCTTGATTTTAATATAACTACTAGAGGCAATAAAACCGAGAAAATATATGGAGCTGAGACAAAAACGGTATCAAAAGGATCAACAAATACTATTATAGGTAATTTAACTAACATTATAACAGAAAGACAAACCGATGTTATATTAGGAAATCACTCACATAGTGTAAAAGGTGATATGGAAAATAATGTTGGAAATGATATAGCTTTATATTCTGGTGGTAAAATGAATATGACTGCTAAGACATATTTAAATGCTTCAACGGATAACATGACATTGTCTGCTAATAATATGACTGTTCAGGGTGGATCAGGAACTATAGGTGGAACCGGAATGTTATTTTCTGGTAATGGAGCAAGGTTTGAAGAAGGTATTACATCACCAACATTTACTGGTTCTTTACAAGGAACCGCTTTACAAGCCGTTACAGCTGATATTACTAATTCACAAACCTATGCTGAAAACGCACAGGGATCTGCATTAGGCTATGCAGTAACCGATGCTGGTACGCCAGCTATTACTAAACCTACTGCTGATAATGTTGCTGAGTATCTAACAAAACTACAAGGTGGTATTAGAAATGTTGCTATCGATGATGGTAATTTTATAAAGAATACATTAGATAAAACCTTTAGATATCAAGGTGTATCTAATATCAATATTGATACAGAAGCTGCTAGATCCAAATTAAGAAATCCAAATAATAGAAAAAACAATAAATTTATTAAAAGTTTATTAGAAGAAGATACTATTGATAAAACATATAATGATGCTCTTCCGCCTACAATAGGTCGTGTATTAGATGGAGAATCTAGTACAATAATAGCGAGTAATACTTCCTCAGCTTTAAAACCAGAACAAGCCGTTGTTCATATACCTAGATATACAATAGGATCTTTCCCACCTGAACCAAAATATAATCCATGGGTTCAAGAAGACATAACAATAAAAACACAATTGGGTCTTGGATATTCTTTATCAAAGTTTTTGGGAACTAATGACCCCACAAATATAAAACATATAAAAGATCTTAATAAAAGAAAAGAAATAGCTGCAGCCTTATATTTACAAACAATACCTTTAAAGAAAGTAAAAGATAACAAAACAGATTTTGCGGGAATATCTTTAGCTGTTACAGAAGGATTATACAGACCTGGACCTGATGAAGACATAGCTAAAGGTTCTATTGCGGATTTAAAAACACAAGGTAGAGCGGTTGTTTATAAAGCATTAGATCCTTATGGAAAAGAATCAAATGAAAGGTTATTTGATATTGCTGCTTATTTAAAAGACACAGCTTACTTTGAAGAATTAATTTTATCTTATGATAGTTTAAAAAATGATATAGCACGTAGATCAATGATAACTGCTAGGTTAATTTTAGTAATGCCTAAACTAGGTTCTGATTATACAGGAATATTTAAAAGAGAAGTTCGTACCGAATACAACGGTAATAAATTATCTCAGGGTGAATTGGTTGAATGTAAATTACCTGAAAAATTAGAACCTATAAAAGAGGTTACATATTCAACTAATAATAGTGGTGCTCTTCTTATTTGGGCAATACCTAAAATAAATAGAAAAGTTAATCCTATATTAGTTCAAAAATTAGAAAGAATAGCAAAGAAATTTGGTAAACCTTTAACTATAACTAGTGGATATAGAGATCCAAAGAATCCTAATACTAGAAACAAAGGCGCTGGGTATAGAAGTCAACATGTATTAGGAAATGCGGTTGATATAAGATCTAGAAATATGAATAATGGTGATAAAGCTCGATTAATTCGTATAGCATGCGAAGAAGGTATAACAGGAATTGGCGTTTATACAAAAGAAGGAGCAACCTATTTTGGTAGAACCGTTCATTCAGAAGCAATACACTTCGATATAAGACCTGCTAAATCATGTTGGGGAGATAACCTTTCTAAAAGTAGTTTATGGTTTTATCCGTGGGCTTATCAGGTTCTAGCCGAAAAAGGTTTTCAAGTCGGTTCAAGAGAGCCATAAATAATGGTTAAAGAGGGCTAAAATGGCAACGACTAGAGTATTCTCAACAGAAGATGGTAAACAAAATACTAGTACTATTATTACTAGTAGATCTAAGGTTTTTAGAGATATAGATTTATCTTTTAATGCTAAACCTAACGGTGAGATTTATATTAAAAAAGATGCGGCTGCTGTAGTACAATCCCTTAAAAATTTAATACAAACAAATTATTATGAAAAACCTTTTCAACCATTCTTTGGTGGTAATATACGGTCAATGTTATTTGAGTTAGCAGATGATGATACTGAAGATGAATTGAGAGATCAGATTATCGATGCTATTAATGTATATGAACCAAGAGCACAATTGAGAAGGCTAGAGACAGAAGTAAATCACGAACGAAATGATTTGAATGTAACAATTGAATTCCAGGTTGTTAATACATCCGAACAAGTAACATTTACCACTATAATTTCAAGGTTAAGATAACATGGCTACAACAGTTAGATCAACAGCACTAGACTTTAATAATATAAAAAGTAATCTAAAAACCTTTTTAGAAAATAAAGAAGAGTTTAAAGATTATAACTTTGAGGCTTCAGGGCTCTCGAATATCCTTGATGTACTCGCGTATAACACGCATATAAACGGCCTAATAGCTAACTTCGCACTAAACGAGTCCTTTTTACCTACAGCTCAATTAAGATCTTCCGCAGTATCATTAGCAGAGGGTTTAGGTTATATTCCAAGTTCTGATACATCTTCTACTGCTGCGGTTCGTATTACTTTTAATTCAGCAGCATCTGGTAGAGATACAAAAGTTACTTTACCTGCATATACGAAATTTAATACTACTGTTGATGATATAAGTTATATTTTTCAAACGATAGAACCCTATGAAGCAGAAGAATTAAGCACAACAGGATTTTATGAATTCAAAACAAAAGACGGTTTAAATAGAATTCCTTTACATGAAGGAACACTTAAATCAAAAACATTTTTAGTAGGTGAATATCAAGACAATCCTGTTTATGTTATTCCGGATTCTACTTTAAATACAGAAACGGTTACGGTAAAAGTTTATAATAGCACAACATCATCACAAAGCACTACATATCAAAACATAATAAAAGCAACAAGTATTAGTGCTAACTCTACAATTTATATTTTAAAAGAATCACCTAATGGTAATTTTGAATTATCTTTTGGAGATGGGACAACATTTGGTATTGCTCCATCTGCAGGAAATAAAATTGAAATACAATATCTATCTGTTAAAGGTGAAGAAGCTAATGGAGCAAGTGCATTTACAGCTCAGTCTAATTTTAATTCAGGAACTATTAATTCTACATTAGATATAACAACTTGGTCAAATTCTGTAGGTGGTAAAGATAAAGAAAGTATAGAATCTATAAGACAAAATGCTCCTTTTTCTTATGCTACACAAAATAGAATGGTTACGGCTAAAGACTACTCATCTATAATATTAAAAAATTATTCAAATTTAATTAGTGATATTATTTCATGGGGTGGTGAAGATAATGTATTAGCAGAATTCGGAGCAGTATATGTTTCTATATTGTTTGAAAATACTGTAACACAAGATACTATTTCCTCTACTAAGCTTGCTATATTAGATTTAGCCGAACAATTAGCTGTCGTATCTTTTAATTTGCGTTTTGTAGATCCTGTTACAACCTTTATCGAAGCAGATACATTCTTTCAATATAATCCAAGATTAACTGATTTAACAGTTAATGCTATATCTTCTAGTGTTAATACTACAGTTGCTAATTACTTTGCTTCTAATACAGGTAAATTCGATCAATCTTTTAGACGATCAAACATGTTATCTTTAATAGATGAATCTTCAACCGCTATTTTATCTTCGCGGGCTAATATTAGAATGCAACAAAGAATAGTACCTTCCGTTCCTGATTTAATAACAACTATTAAATCATTATTAACAAGTCCCGGAACAGTAACAACTACTCAATTAGATAAAATAGTTTCTATGGTAACTAAAAAAGCTTATAATGATGCAGCTACTTACATGCAAAATAATAGCTTATCCAGTAATAGTTTTACATATAATGTAAATAAATTAACACTTGCTGTTAATAAAATAAGTCAAATACTACAATTTCCTGCAGCTATAGCCGCAGCTGACAACGATGAATATATTATTACATCAACACAATTTACATTTAATAATCAAATATGTTTAATAAAAAATCGTTTAAATTCGTCAACATTAGAAATATTAACCCAAGCAGGTGGTATAGTAGTTGTAGATAATATAGGATCATATAATGCAATTGATGGCACAGTTACACTACAATACTTCAATCCAACTGCATTAAAGGCAGGCGAATCATTTATTAAAATATCTGCAGTGCCAGCTAATCAAAGTGCTTTAACACCTTATAGAAATGATAGGTTTGTTTATGATGCTAATAATTCTATAACAACACCTGTAGCAACGGATGTTACAAATTAATGGATATAGAACACGATAAAACTAAATCGGATCTTAATAGACGATTATTAAATCTTCAAAGGGCTGAAATAAATAATGCCTTACCTGAATATTTTGATCTTGAATTTCCAAAATTAAAAGCTTTATTTGAAGCTTATTATGAATATTTGGATTCCTCTGGCAATCCTGCAGGTCAAATTCATGATCTTTATGCTAGTAGAGATGCTACACAGGTTCCAGAAGAGTTATTAAAATATCTTGAAGATGAATTATTATTAGGACAAGCAACATTTGGTGGGTTTCAAAATAAAAGAGAAGCTTTAAAATTCTCTAATCAATTATATAGATCTAAAGGAACAAAGTATAGTGTTCAACAATTCTTTAGAGGATTCTATGGTGTTGATCCAACAATAATTTATCCTAAAGAAAATATTTTTAGAGTAGGACCTTCTATAAATTGGGATCAAGATAGTATCAATACCTCAGGCCAACAAATAAAACAACCCGCATCACAATTAGGCCCGGAGTCTCAAAAATATATTACGGATGATGGTTTATATCAGGTTATGTCTATTTTAATAAAAAGTAGTATACCTGTTGAACAATGGAAGACAGCTTATCAATTATTTGTACATCCTGCTGGCGCACATTTAGCTGCTCAGATAGTTTTAGAATTAGTTAATGGTAATGTAGTTCAAAGCTTACGAGAATCAGGACCAGGAACAGCTGCTCTATCAACGTTCCAAATAGAAACTATAGCTAATATGAATCTGTTGGGTTATACTGATCTTACTCTTCTACAAAAAGGTGATGGAACAGTTGGTATGATGAGAACCGATAGATTGAAAACAATGCAAGATCTTGAGAGTATATCTCTTGATAGTGCATCAGCGCATTCAATCCGTGGTCTAGTAACACCAAACTCCCTAAGAATGTCAGACAGTGATGTTATTACATATACAGTAGCAGGAGATCCATCACAGTATAATAGCTATAGATATAATGATTCTGGTAATTCAGTTAGAAGATATAGCGCCATGTTTGGGGACGCACCTTATAGAGGGTCTAACGTTGGTATTCGTCAAATCAATCTAAGTAGTTCAATAGCACCTATTTTTTGGGTGGCTACTAATGGTATAGATCCAAGTTCCACAATTAATGGATTTCACAACATTGAAACCGATTATACAAATGCAGGATTTGATAGTTCAAAATTTGCTAATCCAGAACATGTAGTTGGTAAAGCAGTTACTGGCGCTAATAAAGTAACTAATTTACCAGGACTTATTATTATACATCCAGAAAAACCTAGATATGCATTTAGAGTAGATAGTGATGTATACACTACATATGATACTACTCATCCAAATGCTCCATTTGGAACTTCTTCAGGAATGTCATTCCCATTAACATTAATGGTACAGAGCAGTAAGTCAGCAACATTTGATAGGGATTCTTCAGCTGATACATTAATGCCGACATTTGATGAGCATAGATATCAAACATTATTTGATTCTACAGCAAATAGTGCAGATTCTGCTCATTATCCAACAGGACCTTAATTTAATCACGTATAAATAATGTTAAGTAAAAAGAGATAAAATATGGCAAAACAAACTATTAATACTGGCAGCTCAGCGAATGACGGAACAGGTGATACGTTAAGGCAAGCCGGTAATAAAATAAATCAAAACTTTACCGAAGTATATTCTTTATTTGGGAATAATGCTGCCGGTGTATCTGTTCTTACAGATAGTGGTATGGACTTTATAGGTTCTACTCATAGAACAAAGTTAGGTCATGTCAATCCAACCGCAGAAAGAAGTATTGATTTCCCTAATGCTACTGGAGAGGTGATAGTTACTTCCGCTACACAGACAATGACAAATAAAACATTAACAAGACCGATGCTTGATAGTGCTATATTTGATAGATTTAAAGTAAAAGATTTTGATTCATCACATAGTTATAATTTTGTACCAAGTAATCTTGCAGCGGATAGAAATGTTGTATTACCATTATTAACAGGTCATGATACGTTAGTAATGGAAGCCCATACTCAAACATTAACTAATAAAACCTTAGCTCCTGACAATGTAGTTCACAGACCTAGAATCTGGGAATGGATAGCAGACTCCGCCGGCTTACCTATTATATCATTTACTACAACTCAACATTCACGTAATAGAATTAGAGTTGAAGGAAAAGGAACAGGAATTAATCCTAAAATTTCTTTATTAGGAACTGATACTAATATTGGTTTAGATATTGAAACCGCGGGTGACAGAGCTGTTAATATATCTCTTTACGGTCACATGTCAGAATCTAAAACTGTTGGTGGAACAATTTCATTAACAAAAAGTCTTGTTATATTAACAGGGAATGCAGGAACAATAACTTTACCTGATGGTCAAGCGTCCGAACCAATAACAGTTACTATTATAAGACAAACTGGTACAGGAGATCAGGTTGTGGGCATAACTAGTTTTGGTCAAGGTTCAACAGGAGTTACATTACAACAAAATGATACAGCTACATTAACTTGGGATGGTTCAAATTGGTATGTAACTGGTGGTTACGGTTACGCAGTATCTTAATAGGAAAAAATTATGGCAGCAATTATTACAGATAATATTAAAAGAACATTTTTAACTCAGCTATTTGATGAAGCAACCGGGACTAAACTCGGTGATTCTAATAATCAATATTACATAGCAGTAGGAAGATCACAGCAATGGGATCCTGTTGGAAATGCGGATACCGTTACAACACCTACGGTTACGACTCGAACAGAAAAATTATTTAGATATAATGTTCAATCTGTTAAAGCAATAGAAGCATTTTCTCATGTTGTACCAACCAAAGATTGGACAAGTAATACTCAATATGCTATGTATAATGATAATACAGTAGGTCATCCTACTACATCTTATTATGTAAAAACCAATGAAAATAATGTTTATGTATGTATTAGAACGGGTAAAGATGCAGCAGGTAATATTCAGGTATCAACAGTAAAGCCAACACATACTAATACAACATTACCAAAAGAAACAGATGGATATATTTGGAAATATATGTATACAATTTCTACAGCTGATACAAACTTCTTTTCTACGTCAAATTATATGCCAGTTAAATTTATAGATTCAGCTGCTTCGACTGATGCCTATTTTGCACAATACGTCGTTCAAAATGCATCTACACCAGGACAAATATTAGGTTATAGGGTTGTAACAGGAGGAACAGGTTATGATAGTTCAACAACATCTCTTTCAGTAATTGGAGATGGATCAGGAGCTAAATGTTATCCTATAGTAGGAGCTGGTGTTTTAACAGCTGTTGAGGTTGGAGAAAGTGCAGGAACAACCGATATAACATCTTTCTTAGGATCAGGTTATCATCAAGCTTCTATTAAAATAACTTCTCCAGGCGGAACCAATGCATCAATAGTTCCTATATTTGCTCATGATAGTAATGGATTAGGAGCTAACCCTATAAAAGATTTAAGATCAACCGCAATGATGTTTCATATTAAACCAGAAGGAAATGTGGGTGGTAAATGGATCTTAAAAAATGATTATAGGCAAATTGCTTTATGGAAAAACCCTTTAGTTGATAGTGCATCAAAAGCAAAATTTATAGGTAACTCAGGCACGTGTTTAAGTCGAATGAGAACAACAGCAGTAATAGATGCCTCGTATGATTTTTCTAATGATGCAGAAGTATCAGGTGATAGTAATGCCAAGGGCTGGATTGACTTTTGTGACAGTGATACAATTTGGTATCATCAAGATGAACAATCAGGATTTACTCCTTTTAGAAGTGGTGAAACAATTACATTAGAAGGTCTTGGCGGAACGAAAACTGTTAGGAATTATGATAATCTACATAATATTAGACCAGACATAAACAAATTTTCTGGAGAATTATTCTTTATTAATAACGCTTCACAACAAACGCGTACATCAGCTAGTACTGATGATGTGAAACTAGTTATTCAACTTTGAGGTAACCAATGGCTACTAATTTAAGCAAAACAACTTTTTTAACACAATACAACGATGATTATCGAGATAGTGATCATTATCATCGTGTATTATTCAATAATGGTAAAGCGCTACAAGCTAGAGAACTAACACAAAGCCAGACCATAATTCAAAAAGAAGTTGAAAGGTTAGCAAAATTTATCTTAACTGAAGGAGCTATTATTAATAATGCGGGTACATTAGCATCAGGTTCAGATGCTTTTTCATATACCTATATTAAAGTAACTTCATTACCAACAGGACATGCAACATTAGTAGGATCTACAGTTAATGATGGAGATTTATATGCTACTGTAAAAGCAACTATTCCTGATGGAACTCAAAATGTTATTATGGTAAGAATGGGAGCCGGTAAAACAGGTGGGTCATCTGCTGCTACTGATACCTCATCACCTAAAAAATTCGCTGCTGGATCAGTCTTGTCTTCATCTTTAGGAAATATAACTATTGAAAATGTAGCTGATGCGGTTGGCAATGGTTCTATTATAGAAGTACCTGCCTTCAATACTTATGCAGCTGGTCATTTAATTAATGTAGAAGCACAAACATTAGTATTAGACAAATATAGTTCTACGCCCACTAAAACAGTAGGTTTTAAAGTCACTCAACAAATTATAACAGCAACTGATAATGTTGCGTTATATGATAATTCAGGTGCCACTCCTAACCTAACTTCTCCTGGTGCTGATAGATTAAAAATTACATTAACATTAACTACAAAAGATAAAATAGTTACTGGTGAAACATTTTATTCAATGTATGAAGTAAAAAATGGTAAAATTTTAAATACAGCTAGAACTACAAGTAAAATTTTAGGTAACCTATCAACAATTCTTAATGCTCGAACAGAAGCTATTACTGGTAATTTTATTGAGAAAAGCACAAGCGGAGAATATAATTTAACAATTAAAAATGATAGTGCTAGCGGTGATTTTTTATCTGTAGAAGTATCAAGTGGTACAGCTTTTATTAAAGGTAATAAAATAACCCGTGATAATCCAATGCCTTTCAGGGTAAGAAAACCTAATAATATTCTTGCCGGAGAAAATATAACAACAAGATCTAATGAATTTGTAAGTGCTAGTTATGGTACTTATTTTCTTTCTAATTTAGATAGTTCTTTTGGAATGGCAAGTTTATTAGACACCTATGGTACTGTTAATTTAAAAGATGCTAGAGACTTGGGTGGTACAGTTGTAGGTTCAGCTAAAGTTAGAATGCTTGATCGATATGGAGCAGATTTAAGAACCCACGTATTTGATGTACAAATGGATTCTAATGGTTCAGGTACAGTATATAACCTCGCTAATGTTAGAAGTGTAGGTATTAATTCTTCTAATTATATTAACTTAAAACAGGTTTTAGGTAGATTTGATCTTTATGACAAACTAGGATCCAGTTTATTATTTCCATTACCTAAGTATGGAGTTAATGAAATATCTACAGTATCAGGAACAGTTGGTAAAGTAGTAGCTCATAGTAATGCAGCCTCTACTATTGCAGCGACATCAGGATCAGCCTTTGATGATTTTGAACAATGGTTATATGTTATGGATAGTGGGGACATTTATAGTAACTTAACTATTACAGGAACAGATCCAGTTACAGTAACACATGGTTATAAAAATGGTGAAGCAACCCTTTCTCCATTGCCTTCTGGAACACACAATGCTCATGTATTAACCTTTGAATCCAGAACATTAGAATTAAAAACAAAAACCTTAACACCAGATCCTTTAGGGCCAGGAGGTCCATATACTTGGGAAACAGACTCAAGTGTGTCTTTAAGTAATGGTCAATTTACGTTATCAAAAAATGATGTTTATCAATTTCATAAGGTAACCGATGATACAACAAGTGAGGATATAACATATAAGTTTACATTTAATAACGGCCAAACCGATAATTATTATGGTCCAGGAACAGGTAAATTGAAGTCTGGTGCTTCTGCTCCAGCTGGTACTATAAACGTACAATATAGATACTTTTTACATTCAACTCCTAGTCCGTCAACTAATACTGGTTACTTTGGTCCTAATTCTTATGTTAATATAAGCTATGATAAGATTCCGGAATTTTTAAGTCCTGCAGGAAGTGCATATCGATTAGCTGATGCTATTGATATGAGGCCTGCTAAAAATGCTGCGGATAATACATTCTCAGGCGGTGCTGCTAGAATTGAACTTATTCCAAGAAATAAAGATAATTTAACAGCAGGTACCGTAAAATATTGGAATCCTAGAGTAGATTGTATTTCAATGTCTCAAGAAGGTGTATTAGTATACAATTATGGTACAGCTGCGGAAAATCCTGGTATGCCAGCGAATATTGATCCTAATGATTTATTATTACATAAGCTTACTTTAAATCCTTATACAATGAATAAAAATGATGTGCAGATACAGTCTCCTGATTATAGGGGATATAAAATGGAAGACATTCGACGAATAGATAAAAGACTAGGCCATCTAGAAAGAATGTATACCCTTACAGCAGCTGAATTAAATTTAGCTAAATTAGAAGTATATGATCCAGACAATGCTAATACTATTAGACAAACAGAAGGATTAACTGGAGATAATTTTCAAGATAAATTACAATCCGATTGGTTCAATGATGAATATAGAGCTAAAGTATATCAAGGAATGTTTGTAAATGCTGTAACACCAAAAATGTATAACAGAGCTATTGGTGTAACATATGATTCTGCAGCATCAGCTGGTACTTGTGTCATAAAAGGAAGTACCATATGGCCAACATATACAGAAACAGTTGCTAACTTTAGTCAGGATAATGCAACAACCATAGAAAATGTAAACCAATTTGAAACACCACAACATATAGCAGCAGCTGAATTAATACCAGAAGGTGATTATTTTACAAAGAGACGATCAGTAGATCAAAGTTATTCTTCTCAATCAAATGAATCATTAATTGTCCCAGGTACAATGGAAGTTGTCACCAATGAATAGAGGTACCTAATGCCATACATAGACGTAACAGTTCAAAAAACAGGATACAAGGATGTATCCCACCAAGCTAATCATGGTTATGATGCAATACCAATTCATAGACCTAAATTTATATTTTTTGAATTTGTAGGTTTAAGGCCAAATATTCCACATTGGATTTTCTTTGGTAATAAATTAGTAACACAATTTATTAATACTTCTTATTCAGAAGCTGATTACACATCAGCTAGTGGAAGTTCACCTTTAAAGGAACCTGGAGATCAATTTGTTAACGCTACCGCATTTCCATCAGCTGGAGGTTTAACATATTCTGGAGCAACAAATGGTGGATCACCAAGTACTCCAATAACATCCGATGCTAATGGTATATTAAATGGTGTATTTTACTTACAAAGTAGTAATGATTATCAGTGGACAATAAATACAGATGGTCATAAATTTATGGCTATTGATATATCTACGCCTGATAAATCTAAATGTAAATCATATGGAACGGCTACATTTAGAGGATTTGGACAATACGAGAATTATTATACATATACAACACAAGAAGCATACCAATATAGTGCTACAGAACAAGTATGGCAAGAACCCGCGCCTACTACTAATAACACACCTACTTCAACCCCTAATACAACCAATACTAAAAATGATGATGGTGGTAAGGATAAAGAAATGGGTTGGTATCAAATGGACTGTGCTTTAACAGGTGGAACATATAATTATCATGGTGATATCTTTCGGAAGTCATGGTTGGCATATGATTCATAATAACGGAGCAACTTCATTAGGAGTAGAAGGTCATGGCACAAAAGCGATAAAAAATTCATCGACTGGTAATAGTCAATTAGTCGCAGAGACTCACAATGAGGCTAAGCAACATGATAACTATTCCGATGCAGATAATTCTTCTAGTGGAGAAGGTACAGTGTTATGTAGTTTATTACATCGAAGAGGTTATTTAAATAAAGATGTGTGGGAACAGGACGAAGCTTTTGGTAATTTAGTTGATCCAGAAGTGTTAAGTGGATATCATACTTGGGCATTACCAATGGTAGAATGGATAGAAAAAGATTCTTTATTAGCTAAACTTTGGTTTTACGCTTGGGTTTTACCATTTACTAAATCTTGGGCTCAACATATAGCACACAAAATGGAACCTAAAAAATTTAAAGATAATAAAATTGGTTGGTTAATGTTAACAATTGGTATTCCATTATGTAGGTCCATTGGCAAATTTAAAAAGAAAAATAACGAAATAGTTTCGGAACTATTAACTTAATGAAGGTATAGATATGAGTCAAGCAGGTTTACTTCAGTTAGCTGAACAAAGAAATCCAACAGGGCAAACATTTGTTGTCGATGAATCCAGCACCTTAACTGGTATAGGTATATTTTTTGCTAAAGCACCAGCAGATGATAATTATGGTATCACAATAGAAATGAGACCTACTACAGAAGGCGGTGCTCCTTCTTCATTAAGATTTGTTCCTGGAACACGAGTAAGTGCAACAGCAGCCCAAATTAGAGCAAAGACAGATCCAGGCGGGACATATGCAGGTAATACTTTTTCTGCCGCTCGTGAATATAAATTTGAATTCAAACATCCAATACACGTGCCTAGCAATACCTTATGTTCGTTTGTAATATATACTTCTGCTCCTGCGGGACAATATCAAATGTATGTTGCTAGAAATTTAGATTATCTATATGGAAGCACTGAAGCATTTTATACTTTTAATTCCTCAACCGAAATGGGTGCATATTATAGTTCCTCTAATGGAACATCTTGGGAAGCAGATAATAGTAAAGACGTTACTTTTAAAATATATAAAGCACAATTTACTACGGCTACGGCGGCGACAGCTGTTTGTTATGCTAATAATCCCGGACCTAAAAAATTAACAGAATCTACAGTTAGAGATGGACTTAGTCATTATGCATTTGATCCCTTAACCTTTACAGCTGCGAGTCAATCAGTAAAAGTACGACATCCTGTTCATGGGTTTCAACCAGGCGATAAAGTTGTTTTAAGTTCAGATGGTGTTAATAGTTTTGACAGTAGCTCAACTATTAATGGTGTAATGGGTAGAAGTATATTAGGTGAAAGAGTATTAACAGGTGTAGATGCATTTGGATATACTTTTAATATGGATTCAGCTGCCACAGCAAATCTTAGAGCCGGTGGTACTGGTTTAATGGCTACAGAGAACTATGCTATAGATCAAATACGTCTTAGTATGGCTAATGTTACACCAAAGAAAACAGCCCTAATGGCTAAAATAGATCTTACTACTAGTAAATCATTAGCGGGTGGCGAAACAGCTTATTCAACTACTTCGGATATAAGATTAACACCTTTTAAAACAGGTCGATTGAAAAACCCACATTTGATTGCTACTACAGAAAATGAGACATTAAGATTAAGTGGTAATCCTTCTGGTAAACTTACAGTAAGTATGTGGACGGATGATCCTAATGTTGCACCACATTTTAATGTTAATACTGCATATCTAGGATGTGAAACAGTAATGGTTGATTATGCTGCATCAGCGGTTACACCTCAAAGAAACAATCTAGTAACAACCCCTTACATAGCAGATACTGAGGCAGATGGTGGCACAGCAGCCGCGCAACATATGACTATACCATATAAATTAGAAACAGCAGCGACCTCGATAGTTGTTTATATGGATGCTGTAAGACCAAAGGGTGCAGACTTTAATATATACTGGAGAACAAAAGCCGCGGGAGATGATATAACAAAATTATCAGAACAGGGTTGGACAGCTTTTAGTAAAACAAATAAGCAAGTAAAAGGTTTAGGTTATTTTGATATAGCTCCTACAGATGATTATGCTGCTTTTAGAGAATATGCTTTTAGTGTATTTAATTTAAATGCCTTTGATGAATATCAAGTAAAAATTACAATGCACACAACTAGGCAAACATATCCACCTGTATTTACAAATTTAAGAACGATAGCTACATCATGATGAAAGCATTTAAACCAAGACCTTTACAAGAGGTAAAAGACTTTCCTGACTTTAGACGTGATGAAGTAACAGGTATGATAGTCAATATAAATAAACGTAAAACAACTGAGAGAATGGAACAGGTAAAAAGGGATCAGGAATTACAAGATCTTCGAACAGAAGTTTCAGGAATCAAAGGTATGTTGAATAAAATATTAGAGAGAGTATCCAATGCCTAATTCAAAGATACCATATACAAATTTAACAGATAATATAAATGTTCATCGATTAAGACATAATCAATTAATTGATTCTGTTGGTGACGTATCTACTTTGACAACAACATCTAAACAGGTTGTAGGTGGTATTAAAGAATTAGTAGGTCGAGTAGATAGTATTAATAATACACAATTGTTATCGCCTAAGATGACTTTAAGAGATAGTTCTGCTACTAATATTATTAAAGGTAATTTAGATACACACGGAACACTCAATACAAATGGATTATCAACATTTGATAGTGCAACAATTAGAGGTAGCTTACTTGTAGATTATCCTGTAAGGATGAACAGAGGACCCCTAGAAGTAATTTCTGGAGGATCTATAATCAATGGCAAACCCAGATTTGTAAATTCAGTTGCAGGAGATAGTGCAGAATTTACAGGGCATGTTGCAATTGGTGGTGGGTTAAGAGTCGTTGGTGATACTAAGATAGAAGGTAATCATACAATAGGTGGTAAGTTAGTTATTGGCGACGCAGATACAGATACAGTTTCATTTGCGGCGGATATTAATACTAATTTAACTCCAGATGTAGACAATTCTTTTGATCTTGGAGATAGTGCAAAAGAATGGAAAGATCTTTGGGTCGATGGAACCGGTAATATTGATAATATAATTTCAGATACCGCAACATTAGGATCAGCTAAGATTTCTGATTTAACTGCTGGCAGGGTTTTAATAGCAGGTACAAGTGGTGAAATTGAAGATGATGCTAAATTATCTTGGAATACTACTACAGGATTAAAATTAACCGAAGCTTTAAAAGTTGAAGATAGTGCTTATATAACAGGTAACTTGGCTATTGGCGGTACTATTACTGCTAATAATTATGCTAATAATGAAATTATTATTAATTCAACTCATACAGGATCTCCATCAATAAATGGTGGTTTGGTAATTAATCGTGGTTCTTTTGATAATGCAAAATTATTCTGGGATGAAACTAATAACTATTGGGTTGCTCATAACGATAGTGCTGCATCTAAATCAGGCACACTTAGTAGAATTATAACAGCTGCTCAGATTGGAATTAAACCTAATAGTGGTTTAGCATATGATACAGCAGATGGTAAATTTAGATTAGACTCTTCTCAACTACCAAATTTCTTTGAAAATGTGACTCTTTCTACGATGAACATTTCCGAATTAAATAATGCATCTATTGGCATCACCGCAACCAACGGTGATATTACTATGGGTGCTACTAATGGTACAGTTAATATAACGGGTGATACAGGAAACATTAATCTTACTTCAGGGGCGGATATACAATATATCGCTACTGGGGGTGAACATATATTCAAGAGAACCGGTACTTCTAATACACCCTCTAATATTGAAATATGGAATCCTGCAACATCATCTGCGGCGACAAGTCAGGGCGAAATTAGATGGAATGGCCTAGATAACGCCGGTAACACTCAGACATATGCTCGCTTTAATTCTTGGGCATGGAATAATACTAATGGTGCTGAATGTGGTAAACTTGAACTTTCAGTTGTAGCAGGAGGATCATTAATGCCAAGGATGACATGGGATAGTTCATCTGTAACATTTAATAATACTGGAAGAATTATGCTAGGGACTTCGGCAAATGCAACTGTGCTTAATATCGTTAATTCTTCAGGAACCGTTGTTAAGAAAATTATTGGCACTTCGCAGTAGAGGTTGTTATGGCTGTTAGAGAACCATTATATTGGACAGGTTCAGAACTAAAGGGAATGTCCACTGCTCAAGTAACCGATTGGGTTGAGTATATTGCAGATAATCTTTGGGGTAATGATCCCAATGTCACTCTTTCTATAGTTTCTTCTGGAGGTAATCTAGGAGGTATAGATGATACTAGAAAAGCTGCAGGTGCCTATCTATCGTTTACTACTAGTTTTCCATCAGAAGCATTTACAGCTGAGCCGTATACGGTCACAGTAACTCACGATAAAATTGAGAGAACAGAAACTGTAGTTAGTAGTCAGAGTGACATTAATAGTACTAGATGGCCTGTTTATTGGTCCGGTTCTGATATAAGAGCAATGGATGCCACAGATGTTCGTGATACATTTATTAGACCAGCTCTAACAAGAATAGTTGATGGTTCTGCTAGATATGGTACATATACTATATCAACCTCTTCTTTTAATGGACCTGGTTATGTGGAGATGAGTGGCTTACCCGGAGGAACACCTATTTTTACTGATACTCGAGCTGATACAGCAGCTTATGCAGCAGGGTCTATTCCAGAAACACAAGATCAACCAACAAACATAACTTATTATTATCTACATCGCATGGACTTTAATGCTCTTACATCAACATCGCAACCTTCAGAAAGACCGTTATTTATTAATTCCTGGAATGGTTCATATGATTTATATGAATATGATACGCCTGGAGGTTATCATGACCTTGATGCTTTCTTTCAAAAACAATTACGGTCAAACGCGCAAAGCGACACAGGATATAGAATTACTTATGCTCTTAACTCTCCTGTTGGGAATGTTCTGGGAACAGGTATGGTAGATACTATATTAAACGGATCAGGTAATTATCAACAACGTTATGTGAATACTAATGATTATCGAGCGCAAGAGTTTCCCAACGGTACTCAAACAACAGCCGGTACACATTATTTGAAAATTTACAATTGGTAGGAGAAAATTATGGAAGGACATAAATATTTAACAGCGCATTTTTGTGATAAAGAAAAGCGAACAGTTGAAGCATATTGGGTGGATACAAAAACTAAGATTAAAAAGGGCCAACAGAAACCTGTTCGACTTAGTTATATTAATGTTGATCCTAAGGATAGTCAATATCAAAATTTATTAAAGCATGTTACTGTAGATGATTTACATGCTAACACATGGGCTAATATAAAAGAACAACGAAAAGCATATGAAGAATCAATAGCTAAACTCGCTGCTGCCGAAGGCATGGATGTTAAAGGCTTAGCTAAAGATCAAAAATATGATTTATTCTTTGAAATGATAGACCAAAGTATGGATATGAGTGAAGAAGATTTATTTAGATTTAAACTTAGGCTTTTTGAGACTCCCAAACTGGCGGAATCTAAAGATAGAAAAGCAAAAGCTGAACTTAGAAAATCAAGTACCTTTAAAGAAATGGTTGTGGCTTATATAAACATAGGTTAATATGAAAAATATATTATGTGTCAAGTGGGGTGATAAGTATGACTCCTACGTTGAAAAATTAAAAAAACAAATCGAAGATCATTGTTCTTATGATTTTAATTTTTATTGTTTAACAGACAATCCTCAAAACGATTACGACATCCAATTACCTACAACTTGGGATCCTTATTATAATCCCGAGACTAATTACTTTTGGGCTTATCGTAAATGTTATATGTTTAATGAGGATTTATTCCCACAAATAAAAGGTGATGAATTTTTATTCTTTGACCTCGATGTTTTCTTTCATAAATCAATAGATGAATTTTTTAAACTTGATATGGATAAACCTTGGATAGTTAGAGGTTGGTGGAATGATGCCGATAATTGTAAAAAGAATTTTGGTAAAATAAAATCTACTCCTCTTAATTCTTCTATTATAAGATGGAACAGAGGTCAATTAAAACCATTATATAATCATATAGAAAAACATTATGAATATATTTTCTTTACTTATTCAACTATTGATAATTATTTTAATCAATGTTGGTATAATATACACGAAGAAGAAGAAGGTTATTTAAAAGGGTTTAATAAAGGGTTGATTTATTCTTGGTATAAGGGTAATATATTTCCTAATGATATGGAAACAAAAATTTTAAGAAAAGATCATACAGTATGTTTGTTTAATAATAGTGCACAAGGCGTAGATGAACATATGAATCAAATTAAAGAGCTAAAAAATTTATGGTAGCTAAAAGTAGATTAATAGAAATCGGAAGTAAATTTACGGAAGGTATGTTAAAGGCTGGTATAGAAGGTGATGATAATACATGGCCTCCTAAACAGTATTTAAAATACTATCCTAGTCTTGGAGCTAATTGGTCTCGAGCAACAGCTGAGGTAAGTAGAGAAAAACCTTATGCTATTCAAAGAGTAGAGGCTTCTATGACCTCATCTCAAATGCAAAGTAAATTATGGATATTAGAAGAATTAGAAAATTTAGAATTACCATTTAATAATGCAGCTATTATTGGTGGGTGGTATTGTCATTATCTATGTGCTATATTATTTGATAACCTATATGTAAAGTTTATTTGTAATTATGATATAGATAAAGACTCACAAACAATAAGTTATAAGTTTAATCGTCGATACAAAGATGCTAATGTATACATTGCAAGTTGTAGAAATTTATTTTTATCTGGGTTCGAAGATAGACAAATGGAACAAGGTCCGGTTGATTTAATTATTAACCCTTCAGCTGAACATATGTTTCATATGAGAAAAATTTTCTATAAACCTTATTTTCGTAATTTAAGAAAAGAAGAAAATATACATCCTATCTTTGTTATTCAATCTACTAATGAGACTGGATATGATGATCATATCAATTGTGTTAATTCAATTCAAGAATTAAAAGATCAAGTTCGTATGAAAAAAATATTATTTAAAGGTGAAAAAACTCTACATAATGGTATGAAAAGATTTATGATAATAGGAAAATAAATGTCTTTATATACTACTAAAGATCCTGTCCGGTGTCATATTGAATTAACTAATCACTGTAATGCTGCTTGTCCTATGTGTGGTAGACATACCGTAGATGGCAAAGCTCCTCATACAATGAGACTTAGAAAAGATGTTAATACATCTGCTTTAACTATAAATGATATAAAAAAAATATTTGACGATAGATTTTTTAATACCTATAATTTTGTAGCTATTAATATGTGTGGTAATAGAGGTGATCCTGCTGCCAGCAAAGATCTATTTGAGATATGTGAGTATCTATTTTCTAATGCGCCTCAATTACAAATAAAGATAGCTACTAATGGAGGATTAAAAACACCTCATTATTGGGGACGTTTAGGAGCTATGTTTGCTAAGTATGGTAATAAATCTAAAGTAACCTTTGGTGTAGATGGATTAGCAGACACTAATCATATCTATAGACAAAATGTAGATTTTAATAAAGTAATGAAAAATGCACAAGGTTTTATAGACAATGGAGGCACTGCCTTTTGGCAATTTTTAGTATTTAAACATAACGTACATCAGGTTGACGAGGCAAAATTACTAGCTAAGAAAATGGGATTTAAAGATTTATTTTTTATTCATACACCTAGGTTTGCACATTCTCAAGGAAAAGATGGTACAAAGACCTTTACTTGGCAGGATAAAACATATACTTTAGAGACAGCAGATCCTAATTTTGGTAAAAAACAAGACGCAGAAAAATTTATAAATTCTGATGAACAAGAAGAAATTGTATGTAAAGCAAAAGAAATAAACGAATTTTATTTAGATAATGCAGGAAGACTTATTCCTTGTTGTTGGTTGGGTAATTCATTAGATTATTTAATTGCTTCAGGAGAGTTCAGAGATCGTATTATGAGATTATATGATATAGAAGAAATGAATGTTATTGAAAATGATCTGGTAGATACGCTTCAACATGAGTTTATAAATAAAACCGTACCATTAGCATGGAATAACTTAGGTAAAGATTGTGCCTCTCATTCCTGTAAAATGTATTGTAGCAAAAAAAGAAATTTAAGGAAACAAAAAATTGGCAATTGGGATTAATGATAAACAAAAAAAGGTTATAGAACTGTGTGCCGAAAAAGATTTATTTTATTTGGAATTTCCTTTTGAATTTCCTAAAGAATCTATAGAAGAAGTAAAGCAGGTTTATGATGAAGGTTACTTTGTAAAACATAGAGGCGGTGATAGTCACGGTTGGTGGTCATGTGCTTTGCATGGATGGGGCACAGGCAAAAGAGCAGAATATTATAGAACTATGAATCCAAGCGGTTATGGTATTGACGAAAAAGATACTAAGTATGGATGGACTGAGTTAGAAGAAGTAGCGCCTAGAACAAAAGAATTCTTATTAGATCATTTTGATTGTTCTATTATGCGCCGGGCTAGATTTATGTTATTAGAACCAGGAGGTGTTATAAAAGCACATACGGATAGAAAAAATAGAAATATCTGGGGTGCAATTAATTGTTGTATGACACAACCCAAAAATTGTTATTTAAGAAGAACCGATACCTTAGATCCGGTTCCATTCAAACCTCGAAAAGTATTTTTTTATGATAATGGAGTAGAACATGAAGCTGCTAATAATTCTAAGGAAAATAGGTTTCATTTTATTATTCATGGGTACACTTCAAATAAAACAAAAGAATTATTTGTAAAGGCTTATGAAGATAAACATGGTCCCGTCGAACTTTGAATCAATTGATGATCTATTACAAGATTTAATAACTAATAAAAATGTAGCAACTAAGTATAAAGACTTTGCTTTTATTATATTAGAAAATAATAAATTGCCATGGACTTGGTTAAAAGAAAAATTAGTTCAACTTTTATTTTGGAATATACAAGGAGGCGTCACCGGTGCAGGTAGAGGCCATGCAGTATATTATGCTAAAGAATTGCATGAGGGTCTCCATGCAGCCAAAGCAAAAGGTCATAAGTATGCTATGGTATGTCAAATCGGAATGGTCTTATCTGGATTTGGTAATCAAAAAGAAGTAAAAACTCCCGTACAAAATTTTTATGAATTCTGTCAATCAGGTCAATTTATGAGAGCTCATATATTAGCCGTACCTGATAAAGAAGCTACTATACATACTCAACATTTAGAAATAGATTTAACCCAATGGAATGGACAAAACCTTAAAAAACTAGGCGGTAATTATATAAGAGGTTATGAAAACATACATGATGATTATACACCATTATGGATAGAAGTGCAAGGGTTACCTAAAATTAATAATTTTACCGTTGCCCAAAGAGCACAAAAGTGGTATACTTATCCTGATAGAGACTATGATAAACATGAACAAATATTATATGACTATATAAAAAATCAAATAGAACATCCTTTAGAAGGATATCATTCTACTAGTTCTATTATAATAAGAGAAATATTAACTAGAAAAAAGAAAAGATTTTATTTTGAAAATAATGAACAAATACCTATTCATTTAAAACAAAAATATGACGTGATTGTTTGTCCAACATCTGGTATATTGGCAGAGTATTTGCATGATACTATAGGTCATAAAGATACTAAAGTTTTTATATATGATTACGATCAAGTGTTGTTAGATACTAAAAAAAGAATAATAGATATAGGACTAGTAGGTAAAGATCTTTTAATGTATATGGATTCATTTAAAGAATTACCAGGATATGAAGATTATATCTTCTCAGCCGGTCGTACCCCTAATCAATTTAAAAGTATAGGTTTTAATGAATCGGTTGTTACTGATGAAAAAATATTAAAAATGCAAGATAAGCTCGCAGAGAGTAATCATGAATATATTTTGTGTGATTTAATTAATAATGATTTTAAATGGTTAGTAAAAGAAATAAAAGGTAAAAGAGTTTTCTTTTATGCTTCTAATATATTTCAGTATTATGCGGTATGGATGTTCCACGACTACAATACTATAAGGGGACAATACATGCGCCTTGTACGCGCGTTAAAACAGAGTAAATCATTCAATTACATAGGAAGAAGACCTATGGGGCGTAAAGTATGAGTTGGTATTGTCCATTGCCATTTACTTCTTTATCAAGTGATACGGCGGGTTATTATGCTTTGTGTTGTGAATCTAACCCTGCTCCACATCATTGCAATAAAATGTCTTTAAAAGATTTTGAAAGTTCTTCTTATATGGCAAGAGTCAGAGAAGGATTTAAATCCGATGATCCTACAATTATTCCAGAAATATCTGAAGCTTGTCATCAATGTATACAAAAAGAAAAACAAGGCGTAGTATCAAAAAGACAAAGAGAATTATTAGAATGGGAAAAAGAAAGCGAAGAATATTTTCTTGAATTAAAATTAATAGGTAATATATGTAATCAAGCTTGTCGAATGTGTGCTCCAATTAGTTCTTCAAAGATAGTAGAAGAATTAAATAAAATACCTGAAAGAAAAAAAATAGATATTCCTCGATATTATAATCTTAATGAAAAATGGTGGAAGGACTTTGATGAAATAGCACCTGAATTTAATTATTTTAAATTCTCTGGTGGTGAACCTTTTATGTCTCCAACCTTTAATAAAATTTTAAAAAGACTTGAGGAAATAGGTCATACAGATGTTAAAATTCAAGTTAATACTAATGGTAGTGCATCAGGGAAAAAAATTGAAAAAATATTAAATACATTTACAGATTTAAATATGTGTCTTTCTATTGACGCATGGGGTAAAAGAAATGAAATTATAAGAACCCATTCCAACTGGAAGTTAACTGAAAAACATTTACATGAATACTGGGCATTAGTACATGATAGAAATAATTTTAATATTAGTATTCACCCTTGCGTTTCTATTTTAAATATAGGATATTTAAGTGAATTTGAAGAATTTGTAGAATACTTTTGTAGTAAAAAAATGCAGTTCTCTGTTTCTAATACTTTATTTCAACCAGAGGAATTAAATGTATATTATCTTCCTAACAAGTTAAAAGAACAATATTATAATAAACAAAAATTATTTTTAGAAAATAATAAGGTTTTAAATGCAACAAGTGTTATTAATGTATTAACATCAAAATCTAAAGATGAAGGTTTATTTTCAAATAATTTAAAATATCTTGATGGCCCTAAAATTGCCGAGGATGAATATCTTAAAGTAGAAAATTGGCAGAAGTGGTGGCCAGAGTTTTTAGAATGGTATGAAAAATGATTACCGGCATATCAAAAGGATTTCATGATGCTGCTATAACAAAAATTAAAGATGGTGAAATTCTTTATGCTAGTCACTCTGAAAGACATACAAGAATAAAGAATGATAAAAATTTATATAAAAATTTTAAATTAGAAGGAACAACTGTATTTTATGAAAGACCTTTTTGGAAAAACACAAGACGGTTTTATGCTGGAGTAAATTGGAGATCATTAACATGGCCTCGATATGATTATTATATTAAACATCATTGGTCACATGCAGCTGCAGCTTATTATACTAGACCATTTAAAGAAGAACCAGTATGTGTTGTAATAGATGCTATAGGTGAATGGGATACAGCATCTATTTGGTATAAAAAGAAAAAGAAATGGTCTTTAAAATATCCAAAATCATTAGGTTTATTTTATTCTGCTATTACACATGCTATTGATTTAAAACCAAATGAGGATGAATATATTACAATGTGTATGGCTGCGTATGGTCAACCTAAACATAAGTTAAATCCTTATAAAGATTATCATAGAGGCATAGATATTGTAGGAGACAAATTTAATTTAGCAACGTCTGCACAAAAGATCTTAGAAGAAGAGATAATTAAAATAATGTTAAAGGCAAAATATTATTCTAATTATCTCTGTTATGGTGGTGGTGTAGCACTTAACTGTGTAGCTAATACAAAAATACATTCTATGTTTAAAAAAATGTGGATAATGCCTAATCCAGGTGACGCTGGATCATCTTTAGGAGCTGCTGCAGCTTATTACGATAACCAACTAAATTGGATAGATCCCTATTTAGGTACAAATATAAAAAGAAACATAAATGCTAAAGAAATTGTTAATTACTTGCTTAACCATTATTATTGCGGTGTTGCTAACGGCCGTGCTGAGTTTGGTCCTCGTGCTTTGGGTAACCGGAGTCTTATTGCAGATCCCCGTCGAAGTATTAAATCAACTATTAATAAAATTAAAAAACGACAAGAGTTTCGACCATTTGGACCTGCAATCCTGGAAGAATTTGCTGATGAATACTTCGAAGGACCAAAAAACAGTTATATGCAATATGTCTCGAGGGCGCTACATGATGTTGAAGGAGTAACACATGTTGACGGAACTTCCAGGGTTCAAGTAGTTAAAAAAGATTGTAAAAGTATTATAAGACCTATATTAGAAGAATGGTATGAAAAAACAAAATGTCCAATGTTATTAAATACCTCATTAAATATAAAGGGACAGCCTATTGTAGATACATGGAAACATGCTCTGGACTTTGAAAGGAAATATAAATGTCGTATATTTTAACAAATGGATGTAGTTATACTGACAAAAGATTTGGAAAAAAATCAGGTAACTGGATGCATACTGATGAAGAAAAAATAGAATTAGGCATACCCATTGATGTTTGGCCAATGTGGCCAGACTATGTTTCTAAAAAAATGGGAATTAAAAATATTAATTTAGCAAAAAGTGGTGCGTCTAATGGTAGAATGCATCGAACATCTTTAGAACAAATTTTAATATCTCGGCCTAAAGTATTAATGCATTTATGGACTAGTGCTGGTAGAGATGATCACTGGAATGAACACGTAAACCCTTATGATTTTATTAGAGCAGTTTATATTGCGGGAGAACTTATGCAACGTAATCCCGCAATGTTTGATAAAGATAAAAGAACTATGATGAATCAAAGCCAAGGACAATTGGCTTTTAGAATGATATCAATATATTATCCCAATGAAATAAATAAAATAATTAGATTTTATACCGATTGGTTTCAATCCGATCATGATTCTTTAATACATCTTTTAAACTGTATAAGAATAGATGATACTCCTGTATACAAAAATTTAACAAAAAGAGAGTATGATAATGTCAATGCGAGTAAAAATGGTAAAGCTCTAGAGACATCAATAAGATTTTGGTGTCATATGTTTTGGACAGCAAGAAATTATAGTGATAACGAATTAGAGGAAATGAATACATTTATTCTTAATACTGAATTTCAGCCTATATTAGATACCTATTACATGACTAAATCTGAAAATTTACCATTTATTTCTTTAGCGGCTATAAATTTAGATCCTCAATGGGTGCACCTAGGAAGTTATAATGAGGAACTAATTGAAAAGGCAACTAAAACCCATTCAGGTCAGCAGAATGGATTGTGGAAAATTTTTAATGATAAAGAAATTTCTAGAAGTAAAATGAATGTTTTTGAAAAAATGTCATTATCTATTCGTTATGCTGTTTCGCGTAGAATAAATTTAATATTAAAAAATGAGACTTTTAAAAAATTAGATGATTTGGTTTATAATGGAGAATACAATTTTCATCATTGGCCTCCATTAACTAAATATAATACTAATGCTGATATAATGTCAAGACCAGACTGGAAACCTATAAGTGAAGATGATCAACATCCGCATCCCGACTATCAACAAAAAATAGGAGATATTTTTTATGATTTATATCAAAAGAATTATTCGTAGACTTAGATATATCTTAATAGGATTATTTAGAAAAAATTCAAAACCTCCAAATTTTATATACGAAAAAGATGACTAAAATAAAAATAGAAGATTTTGATGACGGCATAAAAGACGATTATGTTGCTGAATATGTCAATGGTAAACAAAAAAGAATATGGAATGAACATAGAACTAAAAGTTATCATCTAGAGGATAATTATTTTGTTAAAACATTATCATGGGATTATTCCACAGAATGGTTAGAGTGGTATCAAAAATTACAAAAGTTTGAACCAAGGTTAATTGAGGTTGTTAAGATGGTTGGTAAAAGACAACTTTATATGCCTATAATAAAAGGTGTAACTTTAAAAAACAAAATGTCAATAGAAAGATTTATGATTATTCCTGATATAATGAATAACATAGCTAAGTTTTCTTTAATGAATGATATTATATTTTTACATCACGATATGCATTTTAGTAACTTTATGGTTGAAGATTATACTGATAATATAATTATGATTGATCCTGATTCATTTCATTTATATGATATAGATGGTACACAAATATGAAAATAGTAGCCGTTCGAATAGGAAAGAAATATGGTC